CTTCTCAACTTTTCTTACTTTGTTAATCTTGAGAGGATCAATAGATCTTAATTCTTTGATACCAGCCTTTGGATTTTTATCATCAATGATAATATGGTAGTATAATTTACTATCCACATACCATCTTCGAAATAAATCATAAGCCTTATTATTAAAGTCATACAGACCTAATACTGTTTCAAATTCTTCTTGAATTTTGTTCTTGATATTGTCTGATAGTTTCACATGTTCAAGTAAGAGTTCGACAGGTCTTTTCGATTCATCCATCACAAGTGCATCATTTACGATGTCTGTAATTGCAATGTCAACCTCTGGATACATCGCCATCGCTCTGTATCTTTGTATGAGATCAACCTCGTTTTTTACTTGCTCATCAAAGTTGACATAGTGACCAAAAATACCACCTGCTTCAACATTGATTGTACCATCATACGAATCGGGGGCGACGAAGGATAAACCTTCACCGCCCTCGGTGTTCGAGTCTATAGGTTTGGGGGCTTCTCTACCTTTTCTACCGATAGAGAAACCGAATAAGTCAATAGGCATTATATAAATCCTTCAATTAGTTGTCGGTCTTCTTAGAAGTCCAGTAATCGTATTGTAGAGTTACTGTAAATTCTGCGAAGGTATCGACAGTTTCATAATTAAATTCGAGTGATCCTACTTCGGTTGGGAAGCAGTTAAAGAGTTCAATTCCTTGACCACCTGAAACTGAGTCGTCCTGCTGAAGTGCTTCAATCTGCCACGTTGGGAATAATGAGTCCGTAACACTGTCTCCAGTGATTGCAACGTGTCTATTGAGTGAGTTCATCCAACCAATAAAGTCTTCTCTAATATTATTCTTCTCATCTTGCAAGACAGTCAATGACCACTCAGCAAACGTTCTATCGCCAGGTCTTTTGATTTTACGACCCTTAAACGGAACTTCGATGAATCCAATTGTTGAAGCAGGATATTGACCAGACTTAATGAAGAAAACTCTTTCTTGCTCACTTGTGTTTGCATTTGGAATATTTCCAGTGATCTTGAAAAGTGTAGATCTCTGTCCTTGTCCGAACGCTTGTGAAAACTGGTTAATTGTATCAGGCATTTACTCTTCCTTTCTCTATATTTATAAGAGTTTTTAACATTAACTTACACTTTCACTAAACGTTGCATCTGCTCTCAACACACTGAAGTTGAGATTTATAAAGTTGATTGATTGAGCAGGCTTGATAAAGATGTCTGCGACGAATTGATTTGCACCAATAACATCAGAAGTATTATTTGTTTCATCACACACAACGCGGAAGTCAGTAATTCCTCGTTCAGATTGAATTCTTCTCAAGAATGGTTCAATCGATGCTCTGAAGGATCTGCGAGTAAAGTCATCGTTAAATTCGAATAACTGGAATTTCGCAGCAGTTGAGATTGCTTTTTCAAGCGTGATCAACAGTCTACGAACGTTAATCCTATCCAGCGATGAAGATCTACGTTGCAGAGTTTTGTCTCCGAAGAGAACCGCACCTTCGCCTGGGAAGGACACAACTGGGTTGATACCCACTGCATACAATTCATCTCTTTCACTCTTAGTTGGATTGATCGCTAACTTAACCACACCTTGCACTCTACCTCGGTTGAAACCTGCGGGAGAGAAGAATGGTGCAATCGTATCCTCTGTTCGAGCGACAATACCAGCAGTATCAGCGTTCAATGGAACCCATCTGAACCTATCATTATAGGAGTCAAACATTTGTTTCCAACCAGTATCCATAACTGCGTAGTTAGAGTTAAATCCTTGATCGTTACGATACTTGATTATGTTCGCAGCACCAGAGAAACCACCCAATTCGCTTTGGTATGCGATATCGTTATATTCCGATCCAGAAGGGGAGGACGGTGGTGAGATGAACACAACACAGTCTTTTCTCTGTTCAGCGATATCAACGAGTTTCTTGGAGATTCTGCTTTCAGCAGCACCACCAATGATGATGTCAATGTCGATTTCATCAGCGTTGCTGAAGTGTTTGGTATACGCTGCTTGAATCGCAAATGTGTGAGGGTTATCACCAGCGACCACCAGCGAATTAGAACCAACACCATCATAAGGAAGTGTGACTCCAGCCTCCGCACCACCAGCGAGTCTCGCGTTGTATGCTTGATATCTTGGTCTACCATTGCCTGGATTCACATCATCTTCGGCTGCTGTTACACCAAGTGGACCGTAAACAAACGGAGATGTAGGTGTCCAGAGTGGGTCACCACCACTTGCTCCACCAAACGGCTTCGCTGCGTTAAAGAGAGATCTATGAACACTCTCTTCGATCTCCACGAAATTGGAGTTTGCGTTGATGTAATCTTTATAGTAAATGCTTCGTCCTGTTGAGTCGTACACCCCTCTCCAAAGAGAAAGACCTTCGAATTTTTCAAGAACAGAACCAGTTACACCAAAGGTTTCGTTGTATGATCCTAATTGATCAACAACGGCGAAGTGTACTTCATCTTGTGTAATACCACTAAGAATACCATTTGAAACTGACTCAAAAACTTTGTCAGTCGAAGTAGGAACATATGAGAACAAGTTTTCTTTTACTTGCGTGTCAAACTGAGGAATACCTAAGTTTACACCCACACCACCACTTGTTCCAACGCTGTCTGCGTTCAGGTTTGATTCAAAAGGATCATTTCCTGCGGGAAAGAATACAATTCTCAATCCATTACCTAAAACGCCTGGTTCTTTCGAACGAAGGAAAGCCCTGTCAGCACCAGCAACTAAACCACCAGCGGAAACACCACCAACATAAACCTGTCCCGTAGCAATATTTGCAGCGGTCAGACCTGCTTGTGCTGATGAATAAAATGTTCCGTCATTTTCATTTACTCGAACAACCTTAAGTTTATCACTATAATTCAAGAAGTTTGCAGCAACAAACCAGTCAACACCACGTTCGCCTGGGTTTGGTTTACCGAAAATTTCTGTTAATTCTTTTTCGCTCGCTATATCTACAACAACATCGACTGGTCCCTTGTCAAACCTACCAACAAAAGCGGCTGTGGTAGTGGATGTCGCAGGGATGATCGAACTGAGATCTCTTTCCGTGATTGTAACAGATGGGCTGATGCTAAATGGCATTTTCTTCTCCTTTTAAGACTTCATCAATAGAACACTTCCTGATATTTATAGTTTTACTGATTTGAGAAGTTAAAACCACCTGTCTTGTCCGTCATATTCTCCAATCTCTATGCTATCTCCATTATCGAAAAAACCATCTGGTAATAATTCATCTTCAATCTGTTTTATCTGGTCACCATATATTTCTTTACGCACATCGGTGTTCATCATTTCTTTAAAATAATCTTGTCGTGTTAACCATGCGAATAAAACAAGACACATCACTAAATCATCAGTATGTCCATCATCTGCTTCAAATGATTGTCTTTTTGCGATAAATGTTGTTAACTCGTTTATGGTGTCAATGTCTTCAACAATAATTTTGTCTTCCTCAACAAGACTTTTGAGAACCGAACATCCTAATTTTTTGACTGGACCCGTCGTACGTACACCAAATTGATTACCACCACCACCAAAACCACCACCCACAACTTGACCCTTGCGACCTTTATTCTGCGTCATGTAGATATGATCATACTCCAAGTCTTGATATAGAACATCTGCAACCTGAGCGCCTATATCATTTATCTCAATCAAACAAAACGCCTTATTGAATCTCTCGCAAACGGATCGAATCATAGTAGGATATACGAGTGGAGATATGATATTGTTTCTGTATTTTGCAACCACCCTATATGGTGTCTCTGTAACGTCTACTATTATGAAAGCACTGTAGTCTAGTCCTTGACCTCTTGATGTGTCAACAATACAAGAGTATTGTCTATTATCTTGTGGTTGCTCATATATGCACAATCCATCATTCGATTTCTCTATGGGTTTGACCCAGGCTAAGGACTTCAGTTTGAGAGATGATATAAGAGTATTCTGTGAACCTACAAAGTCACATTCAAATTCAGATTGAAACTGCTGTTCACTGGTATTTGCAATTGTTTCTTCTCTCCACTTCTCACCACGAAGTGGACCGCCTGGATATAAAGGTACTTCTGACCAATGAACCTCAATGGGAATGTATTCGTTTTTTCCTTCCTCGCCTACTTCTTTAGTTGCGCCTCTCCAATAGTGATAGAACAGATTAAGTCCGTTTGGTGTAGAAACCATGAGAACCTTTGTGCTTTGACCAGACGTAATTGTAGGATATACAGAACTGAAAAACTCTTCTGCAATACCAGAACTGACATGTGCAAATTCGTCAAGGAAAATCATGTTAAATGATCCACCACGAATCGCTGATGATGATGTTGCAGATGCAACGATCTTAGACCCATTTTCTAACTCGATAGATCCTTTATTCCATTCTACGATTCCTTGTTGTAACCACAAAGGTAGATACTCATAAGCAAGTTTCAAACGACTCAATATCTCGCGTGCTGTTGCTTGTTTATTCGCAAGGATTGCTACGTTCATGCTTTGATTAAAAAGCACATAGTGTAAGATGTAAGAGACGATTGTAGTGGATTTACCAGACTGTCTGGGTAACTTTGCTATGACAAATCTATTATTGTGTACCTTGTCAACGATTTCTTTTTGGTAATCGTACATATCAAAAGGCACAAGACCCTCATCAAGAGACACAACCTTTACATATTTTTCAACGAAGTACACTGGATCTTGAGAACACTTGATGTATTCTTTAATTTGATCTTTTGTGAATTCAATCTCAACACCTGCGGCTTTGAGATTTTCGTTACCTAAGTAACCTTGTTTCTTACTCGTCATCTTCTTCTACCTCATCAACAATATTAAGAGCCTTCTTTGCACTCCTAGATTGATTAATGAGATCTTGCAATTCACTCGTAGACCCGACATAAATTGAATTGTTGGTATTGTGATTTATAGTTGTTTCTTCTTTTGTAATCACCTTCATCTTATTGTGAAGATCCATCAAATCTTTATTCATATCGGCTACTGCTTTGATCATTTGACCTGCAACCTCATACGCTCTAGGCGAATCACTATCTTGTGCGACATTTAATATACCATCGATTGCATCCTGACCCACATCGATCAAATCTCTTAAGTTACCACGTACGTGTCTGTAGTCATTTCCAAGATCTTTTTCAAGTCTATCTTTTGATACAGGAAGACTGTCTATCTTTTTCACCATTTCATTTTTTGGGGTTTCTTTCTCATCGTAGTCCACATCAAGTGCCTTTGAGATACCCTCTACATTTTTATCATCCATAATTCATTCCTCAAGGGTTAGGCGGATTAAACGTCGCACCTTCATATGTATTACCTTCAAAGTCAATATATCTTGTACCAGAAGTGAAACCTGTGCCAGATGGTCCCTTAGTGTAAGTATTTGTATATGTAATAAAGTTACCTGCACTAAATCCACCCGTTCCGCTTGACGGACCACTAACTCCAACATCAACTCTACTCATTGCACCCGTAGGTCCAGATCTGAGATAATTGTCATCAACTAATTCGAAGAACGTAGACTCAGTGTATAAAATAACACTTTGACGTTTTGTTTCTCCAAACACATATGATTTGAGTGAGAAATCATACTGTGTTGTTATTCTTCTTCTATCTTCTAGATCACCCTCATACTCCTCTTCTATGGTTACATTATTAAGTGTTATGGGTATATCTACTTTCGGGTGTCTATCTTTATCAAAATTAACCGTGACCGTAAACTCAGGAGTAAAATAAGGCAGTATCTGCTCAGTGATCTGTAACGCATCGGTCATCGAGCGAGTGAAACCATACAAGGATATGTTAAAGTTGTATGGAACTTCTGAATATTCATACGCAGGTAAACCACCCGTCGATCCTGTAGGAAAGTGATACTTTTTCTGTAACGTGTTTCGCTTTCTGAGTCCATCATATGTCATATCAGTTATATTAAAACCAAGACGAGGAAGAACCATTTGTACTTTACCGTTATTACCTATAGAACTATCTTCTTCTATACGTCGAACAAATTTTTCTTTTGGACCATACGATAGAGGTACTTTTAAAAACTGTTCGACTCCACTAGAGTTAGTACTAGAGATGCGAATGTTATTGAATAACGAACCGAATGCTACGATTAGTTTACGAATAGACTCATTGTAAAATGGACGAAACATTAATAATTACCCTCCGAGAATGGATCACTTTCGCTGAAGTCAAAGATATCATCATCAAGCGTATCGAATGTATCGTTATCTCCTGCTGAAGTTCCATCTACAGCATTATCGATTGTTATATCATTGCCACTTGTAGTCTTGACATCATCTTCGATTTGATCTACGTCTGCAATTCCTGTATCAATTTCTTGACCTGCATCATATGTGAATATTTCACAAGATAACCTGTACGTGTATAGTTTACCTAATTGATAAAAAGGATTTTCATGTTCAACAAAGTTGATCTCAAATAAAGTTTTTGAAAGAGGAAAGAAAATAAGATCACCCTCATTTGGTCTATCTTGTCCAGTAAAAACTTTTACTTCTTCTTCAAAACGCTTTCGAGAAACAATTAACTCTATTCTATCTTTGATCTGTAAACCATATTGAGAGATAACATCTCCCTCGCCCTCAAATCCATCTACAGTTTGAACATACATCTCTAAACTATAACCAGAATCAAACTTTGTTGATATATCCTCTCCGAATAAATCATCTTTGCTTATTCTGTTTCTAGGAATATACACCATATCCCGACCCATTGTCTGAATCGTCTCAATAGTGATATCTTCGGTGACATTTTGTTCACCAGTGTAATCTTTAAAGTAAGGATTTCTAGGCATAGTTTATCTCACGCTATGAAGAAATCAACGGGAAGTTCATACTCTTGCAGTACCCTCTCCTCGATGTTTCTAACCTCTTCGTTTGCCTCACTGAATATTTCTGCGCCTCTAATTGTGACACCACCAGGCAACTGAACTCCGTCAAATTTAGATAGATTAGCACCCCATTGTCGTTTTATGAGTGCAGTGACATACTCTTTTAATAGCCTATCATTGTAAATCTCAGTGTGAGTAACTGGATCTAATTTTGCGTATGCTTCGAAGAAGATAAAATCACCTACGTCAATGTCCTCTTCCCAGTTCATATCGACGTATAATTTATTTGTCACCTTACTAAAGCGGAAGTTTTTCTCTGTGTCGAACATTTGCTCTACAAGATTTATAAAACTTTTAGTGGAATCATATGATGCGAGTCCAAGACCGACACCGTAGTGTGTAGATCTATTAATACCAAAGTAATCGTGTAATGACATTTGATATCGAACATTAAACATATTCGAAGTCGCAGATCCAAAAGGCATTACTTTATTTACAGTTAGAATGTTCGAACCTGCTGGAGCGCCTGTATAACCACCTGCACTACCAGAAGTCAACCCGTTTAAATTAATAAAACCATTGGTGCGATCCTCACCCGTTACTTGGTGGGAATAATAATGTTTTTCAACACCATCGAAGTGTCTTTCAGAAAAATACTGCAAAGCATCATCAAGTCTCTCTTCTGCTTGCTGACGATCAACATTTATATCGATAACAGGTGATCCTAACCGACGAAAAGCGTAATCGATCAGGGTATCAGCGGAATAGGGTGCTGGCATACATAACTCCTTCTAAGTATGTATAAGCCAGAGTATTAATCCTTTTTGGGTTCTTCTTTAGGTTCAGGCGGATCAGGTATATTTACCACAATTTGTCCAACCTGATCATCAGTCATTTGCTCGATATAGTACCTTCGTGTTATAGGATCATTCGCTTCATCTGGGTCGCTTTCTTCATAATTAATGAATCCAGGCATCTGTAATGGACAATGCACCTTGGGATAATCCAATTTACTATATTCGTCTGCTTCCGCTATCAACCATGTTCC